GCTCTTCCTGCTGCTCCAACAGATTTACCACCCCAGTTTGCTTTGTAACCAGTAGAGATATCATCTGGCATGTATAACATAATTGTTGGATCAATTGTTTCTGTGTATTGATCTGCTCTATTATACACGTTCAATTGATTCTTTCTTTCTCCAACTGCATTATCCCATGCTTTCTTGGCAGTCTTTTGGTTTCCTTTTTTATATGGACCAGTTGTTTCATGCAAACCTACTTCAGTCATTCCTTCAGCACCCATACCCATACCATCTGCTTGGTTAGCAAATGATCTTCCCCAAGGTGGTTGATACTTATAGAATTTAAAGACAACATAGTCACTATCAACATCTATAGCAGGACTGGATGGATATCTTAGACTATTACCATCAACTGTAATTGCTGGATATTGATCTATAGGTAAAGGATTGTCTGCTTTGTACTGGTCATACCATTTATCAAATGCAACAGCTGTTGCTCTTTTTGATGCTAATTGATCAGATTTTAGTTTATTTACGTATTCTTTATTATTTTTAATCTTCTGATTTCTATCATGCATCCAGGTTCTAGTACTATCTTGAGCCCTTTGGAAGAAGTTACGATTATCTGCTGTAATAGTGGCGTTATAATTAGAATCTGTCATCGTGCCATTTCTATGCTTTGTGATGTACCATATCCTTTGATAATTCTACTAGCTTTGTATTTCTGGTAGAAGTTTTCATCGGTGTCTTCCCAAACATCCTCTCGTCTGATTGGAAATTTTAAGCCGCTTAGATCTCTCACGAAGTTTTCTATAGGTAATAGGACAACAGTGTCCCATTCATTTATAGCAACATCAAGAAGTAATTGTTGATCAACATGCTTCAGAAGATATTTATGCACAGTTGACTTAGGTACGTCGATTCTACCTTGTACTAACTTAGATGCTGCAACGAGTCTCTTCTTTATTCCAATGTAATGAAAGTTTATTCCCCAGAACTCTTCTTTGGTTGATTTAATTACGTATACAAGTGGATAAGTGTCGTAATATCTTAGTTTAGCAGCAGTAACTGGGTCTTTATATTCAAAGAGATACATGTGGCCTTGAACTGTCCATCTTCTCAGTTCATTCATGTCTTGATTGATTCCATCATCCATACTATCTCTTCTTTCGTCGCGGATAAACTTATCAAAGTTTGACTTATACTGCATTGATAGTTTTTTAGTAGTGGCACGATACCACTGTAATGATTTCTTTTCTCCACCTGCTGCTTGTTTTACTTTCTCGAATAGTGTGTTGCCACCACTAGTTACTCCTGCCTTGGCAATATTAGCAGATGCCTTTCTTTGTAGTTCTCCAAATCCTTGTGCCATTGGTTCATACCGCTAAGTTATCCTCTGTAAATATTAAGAATTCCATCTGCCTATCTTCACAAAATCTCTTAGCAGATCTCCACTTAGCGCGGTTCTTTGCGTAGGTTTTTACAGCATTACGATATGAAGCAGTATTTTTATTTTTCGCATTGGGAGGTTTAGTTTGTTTCTTGGGTTTAATCTCCACAATATACTTAGACGTTCCACCTCCTTTCTCTCTGACTTTTATGTAGAAGTCAGGATAGTAACGACGCATTTTCCCATCAGGAGCATGATATGGTATGATAATTGTTTCACTTCCCCACTCTAATATATTAGAGTTTTTGTCACAGAAAAGCATAAATTTACGTTCCCACAATGATCTATAAATGATGTTACGTGGGTTGCCACGATACTTCTTAGGATTAATGGGTCGATAAATCCCAGAGTAGGCCATAAATATAGTTGTATCATTAGTAGATATTTAGTGTGTCTGTAAGTCGTTTTATACAAAGAGTATCAAAAGACGGTGGTTTAGCGTCTAGTAATGGGTTTATTGTGAGGTTTTTAAATCCTCCAGTAGGATCATTTGATCTAGATGAGACTATAGAATTTTATTGTAATGAAACTCAGTTACCTAACCTTAATACAGCAGAAGGTACTACTAATGGAATATATGTTGGAAGTGGACAAGTAAAATATCCACATACTAGGGTCTACACTGAAATTCAAATGGGATTTCTTTGTGATGCTAATATGAGTGTATTGAAGTTTTTAAATAGATGGCAAGATTCAATGTTTAATCAGAGACCTGGATCTGAGGGTAAAGTACAGAACAGGGATGTAAGGTTAAAATATATGGATGAATATGTATGTGATATTGCTATTATTAAAGCAGAACCAGGTCCAAAGTCTGCTGTACAGAGACAACCAATAACATATATTTTAGAGAGAGCATATCCATATGCTATTGACGCTGTTCCTTTACAATATGGAACTAATCAGGTAACTCAAGTAACTGCTCAGTTTTCATACATGCGTCACTATACTATGGATCAAGATATTAGAAGAGTTAAAGGCACGATGGATAATATAGGTGAAACTGAAGATCATATGTCCATGCCTTACGGTGGTGGATTTTCCCTTGGATTTGATGGACGCTGGTAGGCCAGCAAATTCGACTTTTTGATTCCATGAAAGTCGCAAAATTTACTCGGCATTTTTTTGCTTGAAAAAGTCGATATATATAAATATGACCCAAACTGATTATTATGGCATTACCTAAAGTCGTACTACCGACATTTGAATTGGATTTGCCTTCAAATGGCAAAACTGTTAAATACCGTCCATTTGTTGTAAAAGAGGAAAAAATTCTCTTAATGGCTCTGGATACTGAAGATGAATCTGCAATAACAGCAGCAGTTAAGGATTTATTGAAGAATTGCGTTCAAAGTAGAATTAAGATTGATAATTTACCAACTTTTGATTTAGAATATTTGTTCTTGAATATTCGTGCAGTATCTGTTGGTGAGGATGTTGATATGAATATTACTTGTAAGGATGATAATCAAACAGAGGTAAAATACACATTTAGTTTATTTGACGTAGTAGTGGATAAACCAGAAGGCCATGATCCTAAAATTATGCTTTCTGATGAGATGGGTATTATATTCAGATATCCTTCATTTAAGGAATTTGTTCAATCTTCTATTATAGGTAAACAACTTGATCCTGAAGGTTATATTGATATTATTGCTGGATGTGTAGATCAGTTATTTGATGGTGAAGAAGTTTATGATTCTTCTACTACTAGTAAGAAGGAATTCAAGGAATTTATTGAAGGATTGACTACGGTACAATTCAAAAAAGTTCAGGAATTCTTTGAGACTCTTCCTAAATTAGAGCATAAATTTAAGATTATTAATCCTGAAACTGGTGTTGAATCTGAATATACAATCAATGGGTTACAGAATTTTTTCGGATAGCCCTCTTTCATACGTCGTTGGAGGGGTACTACAAGACTAACTTCGCTTTAATGCAATACCATAAATATAACTTGAGTGAAATTGAAAATATGATGCCTTGGGAAAGGCAAGTATATACTACCTTGTTGATGCAGCATCTCGAAAAAGTAAAATCAGAACAAGCTAAGAAATAATGGCACACGGTTTTCAAAGTATTGGTAAACATGCAGAACAAAAGGACAATAAAGCCTTGCGTGATTGGGCCTGGGATAAATTAAAGAAAGCTGCTAAGTATGGTGGAAAAAAGGCGAAGGCACTGATTCTAAATCGAGATAAGTCCATTTTTCCTGCTGAGGTATCATTTATAGATGTAGATTCTGAAGAGGTTCAAGAAGCAACAGAGATTGCTGGACAATCTTCAATGTTTGGTCTTCCATCTAAGAAAGGTGGTGGGATAGTTAGTAATCCGATGTCTGGAAATCCATTATCAACTCCTAAGAGTGATAATGTTTCAGCAGCGAGTTCAATAGTTAATATGACTTCGCAGAATGGTAATTTCTTTGCTAAGTCTATTGAATCATATGATGCTAATGATCCTTCACAGTTATTACAATCTATTGCTAGTAATACTCAAGAATTAGTAAGAGTAGTTCAAGAACATGAAGCATCTATGGTTCATCAATCTCTCAGGAAAGAGAGGCATGATGATATCATGGCTGCTAGATCTCGTGCATGGTTAGAGCAGAAAGCATTTGGTGGTGGAACTGTACCTTCTGGTGGAGGTGGTAGCGGTTTGTCTGACATAGCTGGTTTAGGTCTTGACCTTGCTATGGGTGGAAAAGGTGGTGGTAAGTCATCAGAAATGGTTAAACTTCTTGGTGGTAGTGTATTAGGAGGCCAAGCTGCTAAGTCTATGTCTGGTCTTGGAAAGACTGGTAAGGCAGGTTCGATAATGAAATATGGTGCTGGTAGAGCTGTCAAACGTGCTGCAATTAAGGCAGGTGGAGCAGGTGCAGCAAAAGTTCTAGGCAAGTCAATTCCTGGTGTAGGTTTGGCATTGGGTGCATTATTTGGCCTTGGTAAATTTGCTAAAGGTGATTGGGTGGGAGGTCTTGCTGAGATAGGTTCTGGATTATTATCATCGACTGGTGCAGGAATTCCTCTTCAAGTAGCTCTTGATAGTGCAATAGTTGCTAAAGATATGGCAGATAATGCTGGTAGTGCAGATTCTGGTGGTATTATTGATAAGCAAATTCATACTGGTGGATTGGATGGAAAAGGTGGTTCATTAACAATGACTCATCCAGGTGAATTGATTGCTAATACAAATCAGTTAAAAGAGATACCTAATTATTTCCTTGATACCTTATCTGAACGTGAACCTGATTTTTCTAAGGCCATTGGATTAGGATTATATTGGAACCAGAAGAAATATCCAATATTTTGGGAAGGAAAAGGTGGTGGTGGAGATGGTAAAGAGAAATTACCACCTATAATAATACAAGGATTATCACAAATAGGTCGTGGATTAATTGGAAGTAAAGTTGATGATGGTATGATTGGTCCATCATTCTTGAGAATATTTAATGAAAATACTGAGCTTGGTAAACAGTTAAGGGCAGAAGATGAAGTTGATCATGGATCAGGAATTGGAGCAACATTTAGAGCAATGACAGGATCTAAAATAGGTGATGGATTTATTGGACCAAAATGGTTAGGATGGAAGAATAAAAATCAACCAACTGTTGATCCTCAACAGGTGCTTCGTTATTTACAATCTCAAGGTGTTGATCTACAAGAGGCAACTATGTGGACTAATAAGATAGGTGAAAAATCTAATTTTGTTGGTGATAAGGAAGGAGGATTATTTGGATGGGACGGTGGTGATTTCTCTAAGATGAAATCTGCTGTTGGAGCAAATTGGAAGGATGATTGGCAAGGACAACTTAACTATCTTATTAAAGATCAAGTTATTCTCAAAGGATCTGAAAATAATCAAGTTGCAGGTCCGAATAACGTATCTGTTTCATCTCCAAATAATACTACAAAAGGTAATGAAACTGCTAATAATCTAAATGATTTATCATCTGATACATCAAGATCAGCAATGAATCCAAATGTAATTGTTAATCTTCCTATGCCTGGTGAAGGTGGTGGAGCAGTAGGAACTACACCATCTGGATATTTGAATGGTATTAGTATGGCAGATACTGGAACTGATGTATTTGCTAATCTTAAGATACGGAGTCTTAGATAATGGGTA